CTCGATGTCTTCTACGATCTGTGGGCTAAGGAGATTCTCGTATTGACTGAGCTTGTCCTTACGTGGGTAACGAGCAGGCCACACGAATGGACGATAGTTACGTTCTGCTAGCTTTCTGTAGATGGTGAAGGTAGTCTGTGGGGTGCCAAGGTACATAATGCGGCTGTCCTTCTTCGGTGTGAGGATGGACTCCGCTTCTGTACAGAGCTGCAAGAGTTTTTCTCGCATCATCTCTGTCATGGAGTTACCAGGAACCTCCACGTCATCAAGAATCATCAGGTCTGCACGAGAACCTGTTAGCTGACCTGTGATACCAACTGATTTAACAGAAGGTGCTTGGTGTGGTGAGCAATTAACGTCAAATGAGATACGAGACCATCTAGCTTCATCACTCTTGGGTCTAAGGTGAGCTAGCCAAGGGGTTTCAATGATCAGCTTCTGAAGGAAGATCGACATGTTATCTGCACGCTCCTTTGAAGCGGAGATGATCATGATTTTCTTCTCTGGATCATTAAATAGGGTCCACAGCACAAACGCTCCAGTAATCCAGCTCTTACCGACTCCTCGGAAAGCTTGGATCTGTAGTCGTTTAGGTCCGTGTTGCAGATAGTCAGCGATGGCGTATTGTGCTCGGGTGGGAGAAGGTAAATCAAGCTGTCCCCATAGTGCTTGTAGGAACAGCTTGAAGTCTTCCCTCAACGCAGTGAGGGTATCCATAGATTACTTTTTAATTTTCATAGCATCACGCTTCTTTTGTTCTTTGATCATCCGATCTTGGTGAGCTTTGTCTTTATAACCAAGTCGGCGTGCTGCTCGATCAGGGTTAAGACGTTTCTCACCTTCCGTACCGAAGTCGCTGAACATAGCAGTGATAGGTACAGCAGCGTAAGAGGGAGGGTAACCAAAGAAGGCAGCCAATGCTTTAGCACCTAGCTTTAGGGTTTCTTTAGCACCACCTTGATAGCCGTGTGCTTTAGGTTTAGGTTTAGTGTGTGTACGAGGGAATGTCTTATCGACAATTTTCAATCCTTTATGGTAGACACCACCACTACCGTATGAAGATACAGGCATAATTAATCAGCGTGCTGGGTTGACCTTTAGAGAAGGGTTAGCCATATTTTTGCTTTAGAAGAAGTGCGGAGCCACGTTCTATAACTTGCTCTCTAGTGAGGCCATCGCGGAGCATCGCTGCCTGACCACCACCAAGTTGGAAGGTCCTAATCTGAGCAGCAGAGAGTTTGCCAGTAAGGTTTGGTTTGATACGTGGCTTACTAGCTGTTGGCACAGGCTTAGGCTTAGAAGCACTAGCTTGCTGTTTTTTATAACCTTCCCAGGCAGCTTGAGGGATAATAAGACCTTTCTGCACGGCTTCTGCTGGTGCAGCCAAGAGAGGAACAAGCGAAGCTAGATCAAGTCCAAGACTAACCCCATCAAAGGCAGCATCAACCCCAGTATTAAGGCTAGGGTTTTGGATAGCTGCTTGTGCGGATTGACCAGCAACCATAGTACTAAGCGGAATGCTAGCCCAAAGGGGAGCTGCATTTCTAGCTATACGAAGGAGGTTAGTATTTGATTGAGGTGCTGGAGTGGGTTTACTAGGTTTTGGTGTAGTTACTTTTACAGGAGTAGGGTTCCTGTATGGAACTGCAGCAGGAGCTATTCTCCTAACAGGACCAGACTGAGCTACGGCATTCCCCTTACTGGTAGTAGGAGACAGTTCATCAAGAGCTGGACGTATGTTAGAACCTTGTTGTCCTAGTTGCTCTGCCTTATCAGAAATAGCAAGTGCTTGGCCGTATGACTTAATGTTGCCATAGTTTTCTGGACCTAAATCAAGACCTGTATCCCAGTTTTTGTAAATGCTTGGATCTTTCTTGATAGACATAACGCCACCATACTTACCAGTCAGCTCTCCATTAGCTTTAGCAGTCTCATAGGCCTGCCTATATGCGCTAGTGGATAGGTCGTCTAAGACTGGTTGATGTAGATGCCCACTGCGCGTAGTTAAGCCCGACCTAGACAGAGCGCCACGCTGCTGAATAGCAGTCTCCGCAACTGCTTCAGGTCCATTAAGAGGGATCCCATATTCACGCATTGCATAGTCTGGAATCCTGTCCTTGTCAATGTGGGACTGGTTGATATAAGCTGGCTCAGGATCCATGTTCATTGGACCGTCATAGCCAGCACCATCAGGGTGAGCAGCTGCGCGGTAATGCCCAAGATCGTATTGAATTTGTCCAGCGTAATCTGGATTAGCAACATTGTTGTGCGCCATACGTGCCTTAGCACGCATCTCACCACCTCTAGCTCCAGTGCGGTCAAATTGATCTCGTACGGATGATTCAAACTTGTCCCCACCACCAGCACCAAACTGTTGATCAGCAAGTTGTCTAGTGGCGGGGGCAGTTCTTGTACGGACAGCACGTCGGTCTAGCTTTGCTAAACCAGTCTCAGGATCTACAGGGCCAAATGGATTCTTACCTGCCTTGCGGTCCACTAGTGCTTCTCTAGCTTTAGCAGGTGTTTCACCTTGGTTAATTAAATCATTATATTGGGCAACAAGATCATCAAAGCTGGAGGCGGATTTAGTTACCCATCCAGCTTGTTGCCACTGGTTAAATAGTTTGTCGGGATCACGAGATAATGATGTATTCGCTTCACGGACTAATCTGTTTTGCTCACGATCATATCTACGTTGTTCCCGAGATCTCCCGAGAACGGCCATTTATGCTTATGTGTACAGGTTTATCAATCAAGACCAAGACGCCGACGCCTCATGCGCTCAGCAAGAGTCATTCCCTGAGAAGCCTTGTCGTACTTCTTGGGTTGATTAGGAGACGGAGGAGATGCAGGTTTTGCAGGCTCGTTTGCAAGTTTTGTATCCTTGCCGTATGAAACAGGTGTCTGATTGACTGGCTTCTTATCAGCGTAGTTTTTGTCTACCTTTGTTGACGGTGTGTAGCCAGTATCAGCTCCTGCGTAGTTAGCACGCTTATTGAGTTGATCAGGTGCTTCACCTTTCTTGTAACCAAAGGTCCTTTCAAAGAGGTTACCGCGATAGTTTTTGTCCTGTTTGGAGGTAGCCTTACTGGAGCCAGACGGGACTTTATCTGCAGGCTTGGGTGCAGGAGGTTTGGGTTTAGGTGCAGGAGGTTCAGAGGAGCTTCCAGAGGGCTTAGAAGCAGCTTTCTTCAGGTGACCTTTATTACCGTCATAGACGTTACCTTGAGCATCGGTGTAGTCAGCTACTTTAGTTTTTGATGCAGACTTAAGACGACCAGTGTTACCGTCATAGACGTTACCTTGAGCATCGGTGTAGTCAGCTACTTTAGTTTTTGATGCAGGTTTAGCAGCCTTAGGTTTGGGCTTACCAGTACGGTTGGTTGCTGCTCCAGCACGACCACCACGACCACCAGCTGGTTTCCAGACGTTATTGTTTTCGCCTGTACGTTTACGTTGAGTTGCCATTAGTTAATATGCGATAGAATGAGGGATTCTCGGGGTGTTATTCCAAATGTGGCTCTCATCCATTGGAGCCAGTTGTTGCTTCCTTTATCCTGATTACACTGACGGCAGCTGGGTACGAGGTTTGAAGTAAGGTCTTCACCCCCAAAACATTTAGGGCGAACGTGATCCAGAGTAAGTTCATGTAATTCATAGGTTTCTCCACAATAAACACATTGACAGTTGAAGTGCTCTTTGATAGCGCGTCTCCACATACGCTTAGCTTCAGGACTTGTCATTGTTATTAGGTTGTATAAGTAGTGTTCAGGACTAGGAAGCAAGGGGGTCATTATGCGTACTTCTTACCAGTTCTTGGACGACGACGGTTAGCTGAAGGGGACTCAAGTCTCCCTTTATTAGGGCCTGTATGAGAGGCATCCTTCCCATCACCATTACCGTATGTACCAAGCTTTCTGTTCAGCTCATTAGCTGCTGTACGGATCTTAAGACCGTTGTTTGTCTTGTTATATTTAGCCTGTTGCTTAAGACGACGCCTTTTAGCAGCAGGATTATCCTTGTAGTAATTAGCTGTACGACTTGCCATACAACCTCTTCTGTACAAGTTCTGGATCTACTTTTGGAAGCACAGTCGCAAGTTTATCCAGTGGGTTACCGTCATAAGCAACACCACTAATGTCATTCTTGGCTAGCCAGTCACAAGCAGCTTTTAGGTCAGCAGTAGATGCTTCACCAGATTTAATTCTATGTAGCAACTCCTGAGTAACCATGTTATGGAGTTCATTGAACATGTCCTCGGTTGCTTTATTCTTAGCCATTTCTAAGGACGATTTGGTCTAGTTTGTTTTCAATGCGGATCATGTGATCCTCCATCTTCTGAAGAGCAGCAGCTAGCTCTTGCTTCTGTACGTAGTGTTCAGCAACACGTAGTTCTACCTTATCTACACGACTATCAACGTCACTGATCTTGCTATGTAGACGGTTATGTACAGAGATGATGGCAGTAAGAAGAGCAATACCTGCTGCTACACCTGCTTCAATCATGCTGCTCCATCAATCGAATCAACTTCTGCGCGTAGATAGGATCTGTAGCGTAACCTTCCTTCTTCAGGAGGTATGCACAGTCTTCACGAGAGGTGGCTCGATTGACGCCTTTGTAGCCTTTGTAGTCCTTATACCACTGAGTAACGAGGTGTTCTACACAGTCGTACGGAGTAGCGAAATCTTTGAAGGAAGCTTTGATGGTAACAGGACCATTACCGTAGTCTTCCCAGGTAGTCTTTACAGTACCAGTACCTTTGATACCGAAGTAGTTATTCTTACCACTTGTAGCAGTACCAAATGCTGATTCTAGTGCCCATTGTGCAGCAATTACTTCTGGGAACTTAGCTCCAGCAGCACGAGCAGCAGCTTCAATACCCTCCCAGGAGTTAGTGAATTGTTGAGGAGCTACAGGAGTAGGTGTACGCCAGAGCTTTACCCACTCCGCATCATCAGACAAGCCAAAGGACCCTAGAAAACGCTCTAGAGCCTCAATGGCTTGCTTTTGATGAGGTAACCCCTTGTAGTTTTTTACAACGTCAAGGAGTTTGATGCTCATTTGAATGTATCCTTAATGCGTTGGATTTGATCGTCTTCCTTACGCAGAGGCTTCAATGCATTGATGCCACTAAGGATGAGTTGTACAACACTGTTGTCCTTCAGCTTAGAAGCACCGATAATCTCAGAGCCAAGGAACAGTGCAAGGAAAGCAAGTGCCTCATAGGACACTTTAATGCCGAGAATAGTGATCATGATGTGACCTATAGGTAAGAGTTACCAGGGGACTCCAGCAGAAGTTGTAGGAGTCAGCTTTTCAGCGATTTGTGCATCGAGTGCAGTGTCGATCTCGGTTACTTTCTCTTCACCAAGCTTATCTTTAACCCAACCAACAACGACTTCTTCAGTCAGTTGGGGATACGGGATAGCGTCAGCTTCAGGTGCTTCAAAACCAAGAGAGCCATAAGCACCAGCTTGCTCACCATCACGGAAACGAGTTACGGTATAGTGAACCGTATAGACCGTACCGATTTCATCGAGCTTGCGCTCCATGTTAGCAATTTTGAACACGGTGAAAGGAAA